CCTGCGGGCGCTCTTCGTCTCAGGTGCCAGTGCGCTTTTGCCGCTGGCCCTGACCATTGTGCGCGAACTAGCCGCGAGCGACAAAACGAGCGCGGAGAAACGCGCATTCGCCGTCGGCCGTCTTCGCAACGAGGCCACGGCAATCGGTGTCTTGGCCACGGAGAGTCTGCTCCGTTTCACCATCGAATCCGCCGTCCAGCGGATGCGCTTGGAGGACAAATAACATGGATAAGCTCAAACTCAGTCTGCTCAAGTTCCTCGTCTCGAAGTCCGGAGGGATCCTCACTCCCGTCATCGCGGGCTTCGTCGCCATGCTCGTGGCCAAGGTCGCTGCTTTCGACGCCGGTCTCGCCGGACAGATCGACCAGACCGCGATCGTGGGTTTTATCGTGGCCGCGATCATGGCCGCAGTGAACTACGCCACGAACGCGGCCCAGACGCCCGGTATCAAACGAATTCAGGCGTTGGTCAACACCGACCAAGACGGCATTCCTGGGCCTGTGACTTACAGCGAAGTTCGCCGCGCTATTGCGGTGGAGAAGTGACCGATCACCAGATCCATGAAGCGATCTTCGAACAAAAGCCGAAGCAAAAAGAAGACAAAAGGCCGTTCTGGTTGCGGCTGTTGCAGTCGATAAGACCGGAGATCAAACCAGGTAAAAAGCCTTACATCGGAGTCAAAGGGGAAGCGAAATTCTAGGATGATCGAAAAACTGGCAGATGTCGCGATGTCCCAAGTGGGTGTCCGTGAATCCGGAGGCAACAACCGCGGGACCAAGATCCGCGTGTATCAAGCGGCGACCAATCTCGCGCCCGGCGCGTGGCCTTGGTGTAGTGCGTTTGTATGCTGGAGTCTTCAGCAGTGGCTTGGGTATCCCGAAGCAAAGAAGTGGCTCGGGCTGAAGCTGATGACCCCCGAGAAGTGGCGTCCTAGAACGGCGCGGGCTTTTGGGCTGATCGAGTGGGCCGAGAAGCGCCCGAACACCGTGACCGTGCTGCCAGAGAAGGCGAAGGCTGCGGTGGGCGACATCGTCGTCTTTGACTTCTCCCACACGGGAATCGTCGTCGGGGTAGGGGCTCGGACGATCGATGTGGTCGAGGGCAACACCAACGGCCGCGGCACCCGCGACTCGGAGACGGGCGACGGGGTTTGGCTCAAAAAACGCAACCTCTCGCTGGCTCGTGCCTATCTGCGGATTCATCCGAGCAAGGCGTAATAACCCCGCAACTACTTTATGAAACACAACCTGAACTCATTCCGCCGCAACGAACTCCTGCAAGGCGGACTCGCCGAAGTGATGCGCCACCCCTCGGTGCAAGCGGCCCTCGAAGTGCTCCGCGATCTCGGAGAGCCGGCTGAAATGCCAGTTCCGAGCGATGTCGACTTTCTAATTTTCAACGCCCTGCAAAACGCCCGCCGCGAGGGATTCTTCCACGCGCTGCGTTCCCTCGAAGCCTTGGCGACCCCGATCAAGGTCGTTCCCTCGACCAAAGATCTGATGCCGAACTTGGTCGACGAGTAAACTTTCCATGACAACCGAAACCACGCCGAGTAACCCGTCTGCCTCGGCGTCAGACAACCAAACAACCACGACTCCGGAACTCTCCGAAGCCGGTGGCACCATGACCTTCGACGCAGCGAGATCGCTGTCCGAAGCGTTTAACAGCATCGGCAAGGAGCCCACTGCTCCCGTGACCGAGGCCCCGAAGGCGGAAGCTCCCAAAGCTCCCGAGACCAAAACCGAAACGCCCGAAGCCCCGAAAGCGGAACCCGCTGCGGAGCCGACCAAGGAAGAAGCTCCGGCCACGGCCGATGCCGACACCTTGGCTGAACTCCTGGGCGGACCGAAGAAGGCTGAACCCAAGCTCGACTCCGACGAAGAACCGCCCGCGGATATCGCGGCGACTGAGAAGGCGAAGAACGCTTGGGCCGAGCAGCGCAAGGCTTTGAAAGAAGAGCGCCGCAAGCGCGAGGAACTCGAAGCCAAGCTGGCCGAGGTGGAGAAGAAGTCGACCGATGTCGCTCCCGATGAGGTCAAAGCTCTCCGTGAGGCGGTCGATGCTTACGAGAAAGAACTGCAAATCGCCCGTGTTGAGGCAACCAAGGAGTTCAAAGATGCGGTCGCGGTGCCCCGTGATCGAATCAGCAAGCAGCTTGAAGCCTTCGCCATGAAGTAGGAATTCCGCGAGGCTGATGCCCGAGTGGCGTTTGCTGAAGCTGATCCGGAGAAACAGACCGAGCTACTGGTCGACATGGCCAGTGGGATGAATGACCGCGATCGGTTCCGTTTCTACGAGATGGCCGAGGAGTGGCAGAAGGTCGAAGGGATCGCCAACAAGGTGCGTAACAACGCGAAGCTGGCTTTGGAAAAAATCCAAGCTCACCACGAGGAACAGCAGAAAGCGTTCATCGAGCAGCGTGGCAAGCAGTATCGCAACACCCTGGAGAAGGTGTGGGGCGATGTTACCGAGAAGGCTCCGATCTTCAAACGGAGGGACGGCGATGACGCTTGGAACTCCCAGATCGGGGAGATCGAAAAGTTCGCCACGGGGTTGAACTGGGACTATGTCGCCGAGAATGACCAAGCGCGGGCCGAGTTGGCTTTGCGTGCGGCTTCGGCTCCGTTCTTGTTCGGCCTTGTTCAGAACCTCTTCCGCAAGACCGCGGAGTTGAATAAGACCCTCGGCAAATACCAGTCGGCCAAGCCCGGCGCGGGTGGGGGAGCGGCTGATCCGATCGTCGGCACCGGCCAAGAGGAGAAGAAGGAATTCGACGACTTCTTTTCGGCCATCAAGTCGGGGTTAGCTTAAAATCCCTCCGGAAACTTCGGTGACCGGACGCGAGGGAGGGGGACATTTTGCCCCCTCCCTTTGCATGTATAATAAACCCGTAATTTGACAACCTTCTAAACGGGCGTAATTTAATCTCACGTTTACGGGTAGCGGCAATCATCCGGTAGAAATCAAATAGAGTTAGGTTCGCGTGTAAGCCTGTTCCGCGGCGGGGAGAACAACGTGGTCATCACCCCGTCCGGCTCCGCATGTGCGGTCTCCGACTAAGGCGAGGTAATAACCGCATAAATAAGGAGAACAACAAGCACTATGGCTTGCAATAACATCGAAGCATTGTTTGTGGAGCACGCCGGCCTTATCCGGAACAACGTCTCCAAGAACATCATCAACAGTGATTTCTACCTCAAATACCTTCCCCGCGAACAGTGGATGGACGGTCAGGGGACAGAATATCAGTATCCCATCTATGAGCGCACGCTCTCGTCCAGCCCGGTTTCTTTCACTTCGTGGGAGTCCTCGGACGGCGAAGCGGGCGGCACCTGCCAAACTGCCGGTCAGTCGATCGACAATTTCGGCATCACCCTGCGTTCGACCAGCCTCAAAAAGGCGGCTCTGAACTCGCCCGACATCTGTTTGGACGACCTTCAGTTCGCTTGGCAGGTCGAAGATCAGGTCAAAAACATCGTTCGCGTCCTCTCCGAGAACACGAAATGGGTTTGGACCAACGCTTATCAGGACGAGTATATCGCGGCTTGCGGCACCAAAATGGTCGCGGCCCCGAACCTCCCGTCCGGTAGTGCGACCTTCCCTGTCACACCCGCCACTTCTAAATTGACCTGGGGTATCCTCGAGGCAATTTACGAGCAGTTGGGCTACGCAGGCGGTGGCATCAATCCGTTCGCCCGTGTCGACGAGATGACCCCCATCTACGCGGCAGTCGGCGAGCGTTTCACGTTCCATGACCTCAAGCGTCAAGACGCCAACACCCGTGACGACTTCCGTTACGCTTTCGAAGGATCGGAGACTCAGTCCCCGATGCTCGGAGCGCCCGGTCTGTCCGGCGTGTATCGCGGCTTCCGCTTCTTCACGGTTGAGTTCCCGCCCCGTTACGACTTCGTCGGCGGTGCGTGGGTTCGTCGTGAGCCGTTCGCGTCGACCCCGACGACGAAGGGTGACAAGTGGGAAGTTTCGGATGCGTATAAGAATGCCGAATACACCGACACCGTGATTTATCACGCTGACGTGTTGAAGGTTCTTGTTCCGAAGCCGAAGACGACTAGCCCGATGAAATACAATCCTCAGTATAGCTGGACCGGAGAATTTGTTTTCCGGAACATCCCTGACCGGAATTGTAACGTCGATTCTAACGTCGGCTTCTTCCGCGCCCTGTTCGCTTACGGCCCGAAAGTGGAGCGTCCTGACCTCGGCTTTGTGGTTCGCCACAAACGCTGCGCTCGCGCTCTCGACCTCGTCGCTTGCTACTAAGGTAGCACCTCACATCACTCTGGGAGCTTCGGCTCCCAGGGTGCCAGAGGCGCTGCATTTTTAAGCATGAACATCCCTTCACCGACCCCGCTCGTTTTCCCCGCCACCCCCGAGGTGGTGTTTTCGAGTCTCTGGATCAAGCGTCTGCTCTTGGAGAGTAACGCTGTCGACCAAGGGAAGATGGAAGCCGAGTTCCTCCCCTACAACGCCGACACCCAGCAGATCGCGCCGGATAGCTTTGTGCAGAAAATGTCGACCGACGATTTGTGGACGGCGATCAATGAAGTTCCCGAGATCGCGGCGGCTTATGCTGCTATATTAGACTCTGT